TGCCACATAGGTTAGCTGTATATCTCTCCCGTCAACATCTTTTAGGTCGTAACCCTCAAGGTAGTTTCCGTACATAAGCCTGTTGCCCATTATCGTCTGAGCCTTTGAAAGCCTTGGCACATTGTCGTATAGCCTCAGTATCTCACCCTGACTTAGTATAGTATATATGTCGCCATTTGAAAATGTCAAGGACTGAGTTGAATCGTCCTGATACCCCTGCGTGACCTTGTCAAGCTTTTTTGCAACCCACACTACATTTGAGTCGTTCTCCTTAAACAGAACATCAACACCAGTTACATTCGGGCCCCCTACGTTAAAGCCAACCGCTACACTGTTTATTGAGTTCTCCATACCAGAGTTCATGTAGCTTCTTTTTTCAAGAGCGAAATCAGAAGGCAGAAAGGCGGGTTCGCTGAACTGTGACGTTGCGCTGTACTCACCATCCTTGTACTTGTACCTATAGGCAAAGCACAGGAACGTGTCCTCCATAAAGTTGTCGTTAGCCTGATTAGACTGCAACGTAAGGACGGGGGAGTTCATCGGCTGTGGCTTGATGACACTTATATCAAGCTCAATAATCTGGTCAACGTGGGAGCCGTTAGGCTGTGCATAGCCCCTTGTCACGTTTATCTTTCTCGGTGCGTTGTAGTTATCCGTAAAGAATAGCAGGTCGTCAATCTTATCAACCGCATTCATAAGATATGTCGGGTTGAAGTTCAGAAGGACGGTCGTAATGACGTGGTACGTAAGCTGCTGTGTCTTTGTGTCAAACGACACAATCATGTCAACCACACCGCCTGTAACGGTGTTTACTGGGTCGTGTACAAACCAGTACATTGTCTCCTCAGCAGAGTCGTCCAAAGCACCGATACACACGGCTCCTGCGCTAAGAGCAGAGCCACTGTACTCAAGGGTCGTGAGCGCCACGTTTCCCTTTGTGTTCTCAACAGCTCCTATATCTGCAAGCTCAGTAGAGCCAAGACGTATGTTCTGCCCGTCAACGTACTCGCCATCAGGCAAGAGTCTCTCATCAATACTCTTGTTCATCCTTCCAGCGATGAAGGTCTTCTGCTCTTTAGCCATGTTACTTTATCAGCTTAGCCTGACCTCTAAGGTTCATAAGAAGTCTTGATGGATTGATATTGCTTATTCTAATCTTAGCATTCTTTAACAATGCGCTTCTTCTTTTTCTGTAGCGATTAACTATGTACTCCTGTATTCCAAATCGACTGTTTACTATGTCATGGGCAATAGCTGCGTAGACGTACTCCTCAAACAGTTTATTAACCGTAACAAGGCTGTCGTCTCCACCCTCCATTCCATCGCTCACGTACTCAAGTATAACCAACTGACCAGCTACTCCTGAGCTGAAGTTGATGACACCACTCTTCTTGTCAATTCTAAACGTAGGGTTGGCGTTGGCTGTCTCTGTGTTGAGACCAAACCTTGCCCCTATCTGAAAGTCAAAGTACCACTGGCCACCTACATTGTACCCCTGAGAGTTATTGTATATACTGTTCTGGTTAAGGTAAATGCTTTTCTTAGCGCCTGTAATCCTCTGAATGTCAATGGTAGAGCTATCAGATCTTAGTATGTTGCCGAAATTGTCAAAAAGTATCCGACAGTCGTTGTCCTGTAGATACGCTGAAGCCCCGTTGACCTGTATGTTCTCAGTAAGCGGGTAAAGAACGCCATCCTTATACACCGAGATTCTAACCCAGTTCACGTAGTCTGGAGGAAGTACAAAGCGGAGGGTGTCACACACGTTAAGCTCAAGGGCTTTTATCTCCTTGAACGCATCGTAGTTAAGCTCCTGTACAGCCCTCTTTGCGTGGAAGAGAATCTTGTATCTGTTCACGTTATTAATGATTTCGTGGTTACCTTGATACATCAACAAGAAGTTGTTGACAATATCAGCCAAGCTCACATACTGGTAGCTACCCCAGTTTTCATCTTCTGGTGCGGTTCCACCGTTCTCGTAATACTGATATCCTGTTAGGTACGCCATTATTGTTGCTGGTTATCGTTAACTGCCGCTGTCTTGTACACCTCTGGCTCTCTTATTGACAGACCAGCCTTCTCAAGTATCTTATCGACCAAGCTCGACTCCTCTTCTTCAGAAAGCTCAAAGTCAACCGTGCTTGCCGCATTGTACATAGGCTCACCGCTCACAAGGTTCACGTAATCCCACAGTGGGTCAACGGGGTATCTCATGTAGACACACTCCACATCTGTGCCTTGAATCGCGTTTGGAATTACGGACACTGTTCCGTTGAGCCTGTTAGGAGATACCTCCTCTGACATCACATACATAGGGTATGTTGTTGTTGGGGCTGTTAGGTTTGAGTTGGCAAGCCTTGTTATGTCAAGCCTGCTTCCTTTAGCTATCTCAGCAGGTGACGTACCTCCTGTATATGTCAGTACGTTTATGTGATACCAGTTGTCTGGTGCGTTAAACGAAGAGTATATCCCAGTTGAAGTAGCGTCATACGTCAACGTAGCTGAGCTTATAAACATCTCAATCTCCTCCCTAACGCTTTCCGCAAGGTCAGCCAAGTCGCTTCCTGACGTGTGCTGGTTCTCAAGGTTAATGTAGTAGTTATACTGATTCATATACCCATTGAAGATATCAAGCTGCGCCTGCTTGGCGTATAGGTTGAAATCGTCTGGTGAAATATATCCGTAGTTGTTCTTATTGCATATTGCAAGAACCGTTTCTCTTACATCGTTGATACTGACCATGTGACAAAGATAACGAATATAAAAAAAGGGCATCCTTTTGGGACGCCCTCTCTTTGTTAGGTTAGAACCTAATTAAAATACTGATACCGTAATGCTTGTAACGGTTTCTCCCGCAGGAAGAACAACTGGTCTTACAGAACTTGTCCATCCTGTCTCAGCCGCTATTTGCAGTGCTTCTTGAATAGCCGTAACCATTAAGTTTGAAGCTCCTACAGTCACCAATGCATAGTGATGAAGAGACCCCATAGAGTTGCTGTAAATTCTCATTGCTGTAGAAGAAGTTCGTTCTACGTAAAGACCTTCGCCTATTGGGATTAGTCTAATCTTTCCTGATGATTCAGTGATTTGTAAATATTTTGCCATGTTAAAAAAGTTTATGGGTTTATGTTAAATACAAAGATAATCAATCTTCTAACATAGGCTCAAGAAGCTTGAACGTCTCAAGTCCCTCGTCTGATTGTAGGTATGAGGCCACAATATAGTCTCTGTCCTCACCATAAGGAATCGTAAGCAGGCGCTTCTTGTTGTTTGGAAGGTTGAAGTGTACGTCCTTACCTCCCCTGTAACCTAAAAGCCCCTTATCGAACATTAAGGCTACCGTAGATGTAAGGTTCAGCATAGGGTCATTAAGAAGGCTTACGAACTCTTGTGGAGACCTTCTGGCATACACCATTATGTCTCTCTTCAACTCAGAGGTAGCAAGCTTAGAGATGTCCTTGCCCAAGATTACACGAGCCACTCTCTCTATCTCGTCTATACTTAGAGACTTGGCAGCAATCATGGCGTCAACCTCATGGTTCATCTCCTCAAGCTCAGAGGCAGCGTCTCTCTCTGTATTGATTTCCTCAAACACATGCCCGTTTGCAGGGTGCAGAGATAAAAAATACTGAAGCACTGGGTTTGTTCTTGGAACAGATAAAAACCCGTTCTCAAATACTACAGGCTCAAGAATCACATTCTTGTCCTGCTCATCCTCAAAAGGTGTCTTTTGGTTTATTGAATATCTTAGTGGTCTGTTGCTTGTCCCATCGAAATGGAGTAGCGGGTATCTCTTGCCATTACGTGATGGTAGGATATAGCACAAAGGAGCAACGTCCTTCTTTAATTTGTAGACCTTATCTACTAATGGTGTTTCTTTTGTTTTCATTTTGATTTAGATTATAGTTAATAAAAAAAAAAGAGGAGGGGAGTTAACCCCTCCTCTAAGTAATTGCAAATTACGACTGGAAAAGAACGAAGTTGTTCGCACCCAATGTACACACCGCTCTTTCAGATAGGAAGTTAACCTCCATAGCATCAAGAGAAGAGTTGCTTGCTCCACCAGCAGAACCAGTGATCCAAGTTTTGTATCGTCTGTCTTCAGTCTCTGAAGCTCTGTAACGAACATGTAGGAATGGACGCTTAGCGTTCTTTCCAAGAACCTGATCGTAAACTGATGTAGAACCAGCAGGTACAAGAAGACCGTTGATTGCTCCAGCAGTAAGATCACCTCTCATTGTTGGGTCGTTCAAGTATTTCCAGTCAGTCTTGTAGAAGTCGTATCCTCTTCGGAATCCTGTGAATCCAAGGTTCAACGCCATGTCTTTGTCGTTGTCGAAAAGACCGAATGATGTACCACCAGCTCCGTAAGAGTTCTGAGAAGCAAGCATATCGTCAATGTCGAAAGAGAACTGACGGTTTACGAAAAGAACATTCTCCTCGATAGCGCCTTGTCGGTCAAGTCGTTGGATGATTGCGTCAAACTCAGCAAGAGTGGTTGGGTTACCGCCTCCGAATACGTTTCCTCTTTCGCCTACAGTGAAAAAGATACCATCAGAACCAGCCTGTCCAGCAAGACCACTGCCTAATTGAGTAGAAGCAGCAGAACCAGCCTCAGCAGGAACGGCTTCAATCATTGCAGTCTCAAGGTAGTCCTCAAAACGTAGACGAGTCTCGTGCTCAGACTTCAAGTACCATAGGTATCCGTTTGCACCGTTTTCAGTGGTAATTTCTACCCATCCGATTTGAGCCATGTCAGATCCTGATACAGCGTATCTGTCCTTGATGATGATTGGCTTGTTGTCGAAGAACACGTCTTCAGCTTCAATAGAGCCTACCATTCCTTCAGTGCCTTTGGCAAATTCAGAACCATAAACGAATACGCTACACGCAACACCCGCTGCTACAGATTGTCCAGCTGCTTCATAATAAGCGACAGTGAATGTGTCTACTCCTACAGCAGTAATAAGTCCTCGGTTTACAAGGGCCGATCCAGCTGTGTTGTCAGAAATCATAACTGTTTGCCCAATTCGGTAAGCTCCAGTAGCTACGCCTGCATCTGCAATAGTCCATTGTGCTGTTAAAGCAGCAGCAGCAGCGCCTGAAGAAACATCAACGTACTTAGTGTGTAGACGTCCTTGCTCTGCCCATTTGATCATGTCAGAGTTGGTAGGCATCTCAGCACCTACCATACGTAGGAATGAGGCAACGCTTCGGTTTCCGTAACGCTCGAATTCTTTTTCGTAAGTGTCAGGAAGATACTGATTCAAAAAGTTGAAGTCAGTAATATAATTTGTTGATAATGCTACACGCTCAGCAGATGGCTGCAAAGCAAATGTAGGGGTGGGGTTTAAAGCCATTTTGTTTTTTGTTTTTTAAGGTTATTTAATACTTCTAATCTTCAAACCTCGACCTGAGTCTTGGTTCAAAGACCTAACTTGCATTCCTCCTTTTTTAGTTACCTCTGGCGCTCGTCTGGTGTCCATGTCTATGTTTTTGGACTGCCTTGCCGAACCGTCAATGGCATCTGTCTGACCTTGTTCATAAAAGAACTTGGCAAACTTTTCAGGATTCATTGCTGCTGAAAGGGCTTTATGGTATCCCGCTGCATCTTTTAAAAGTCCGTCATCTCCAATATACTTGTGTATAAAGTTTAATGGTGTTTGATGGCTCTCTTTAAGTTCTGCTGCATCCGCTGGTTTGAAAATAAATTCCTTATCATTGACATTGAACTTAAAACCTTTAAATTCGTCACTAAAAAGTTCATCAGTCTTCTTGCTAAACCATTCTCTTTTTTTCTGGTTCTCAGCTTCGACACTTCCTGCCTCTTTCATTTTATCTCGATACGCCTTGTATTCCTCGTTTGAGCTTTCATCGTCAGATCCCTTGCTTGACTCAAGCGGAACCTTGTATGACTCTTGCTGCTCTTTAAAGAATTTCTTAGCTTTATTGAGTTCTCTTTTCTTTGCTAACTTCTGTTTTTTTACAAGTGAATCCTCATCAAGATCCTCATCGTATCCAAACTTTGATTCAATCAGGTCGGTGATGTCTTCGTCATCCAACCCCTCTTCGGTCTGCTTGTAGTAATCCGCAAGCAATACTTCGGAATCCATATCATCAAAGTCTTTATTCAACTTGATGAAATCCTCAATACCTCGACCAGTTTCTTTCTTGTACTTGAAGAAAGCCTCAACATCCTCTGGCATTTCAGGGGATGCCTCACGTTCAGAAATAAAATCATCAAGCGATGTAATTTCCTTACCGTATCTGTTTTTAATATGTGAAAGAACGTCTTCGTCTTTTATCTCAAAAGCAGGCTCTTCTTTTTGAACCTTACTTTCATCAACAGCTGGCGTTTCTGCCTTCTGCTGTTCACCGTTAAATTGCTGCTCGTGTTTTTCAAGTAGCTCTTTTTCAACCTCTTGAGTAGACTTGCTTTCAGTCTCATCAAGTAATCTTACTTTAATGTTATCCATTTGATTTTATTTTTACAAAGTTATAGATTTTATCTTGGAGAGAACTCAGCAAGGTCAAAGCCATCAAGGCTGTCCTCGTTTGACTCAAAGTTCATTGGAGGAAGATTGTTCTTACGCTGCTCAATCATCTTAGACTGCTGCGTGTTCTGCTGGCTTATACGCTTACCTTTTGCGTCCTCCTTTATGTCTTCCCGCTTTTGCAACTGATCTTGCGTCATGCCCTGTAGCTGCATGTTCATCTCAAACTCACGCTCCATAAGCATAAGCTTTGCCTGAACCTCAGCATCAAGCTTCTGTATCCCATACTGTGTTTTAGCCTGCTCCAATTGCATTTTAGCTTGTGACTCAAGCTGTATCTTCTGCTGTGATGCCTGTGCTGCCATCTGTTGTGACTGCATCTGTGTCTGAGCCTGCATCTGCTGCATCTGCATTGCTTGTTGCTGGTCAGCCTCTTGCTTCTTCTTGCGCTTAAATTTTAATAGCTGATTAGCAACCTTAATATTCCTTATCTCTCTAACGTCAATAGCATCCTCAAGGTTAATGTCCTGCTTGGATAGTGCCACCTGAATATTCTGCTCAAGTTGCGCTCTTTCCTCCTCGTCTGGAGACAACTCTATAAATATACCGAAGTCGTATAGATATAAATCCTTTATTTGATCTAAAGTGTTTACATTATACTTCCCTATCTGATTCAGGAACTGCTCCCTAAAGTCTGCATACTCAAGTATATCAGCAACCCTAAAAGATAGCGCCTCTGCTAACCTGCTTAAAATGTAAAGACTTGAATCAAGTATGTGTCTCGTTGCTGTATTAGAACTTAGAGCCGCAAGCTTTTGAACGCCTACTAGAGCATCTGGATTAGGAGCCGTACCGTCTCTTACCTCGTTTATTCCTGTAACCGCCCTAATC